CGGTTGGATTCGAGACGGGCAGGACTGCCGTGTGAAAAAAGAGGGCTTTGTGTTTTATTCCGCAGTTGTTACTAGTGGAAAACCCAGTTTTTTAGACGTTATGTTTTTAATGACAGTGAACAGGGGGCAAGGATGCCAAGCCGTGAGAATGTAAATATGTTTACCATTATTGCCGTGGTGGTCGGGGCAGTGTGCCTGCCCGGATTGTTTTATTAATGGATTGATAAAAGTAATTGGGGATCTTTAATGGCAACTTTACATAATAATAACGCACTGCCTGCGGGTTTGAATCTGCCTTGTTCCCAGTCGCGCAAGGTGGAAACAGGGGTATCAATCAGCGTTGCAAACTTTTGTTGTGAAAGATGCAGTGTTTTACGCGCTTTTTGTAGTAGTAGCTGGTCTGATGTGGTGGTGCGGGCAATCTTGCCTGCTTCCATTTCAGCCAGTGATTCGCGCAACCCCTCGATAGGCTGGCCTGCATCCGCTTCAATCGCTTTGCTTATTTTATCAATGTTCATATTAATGCACCTCTTTAATTTGTTTCGGGGTAATGTTGCTTTGGCTGCTCTTTTTGTAAATAGCGACCAGACAAAGCAGATCGGCATCAACATTAAAATAAATAATGCGGCTGCCGCCTCGCTTGCCTTGAGTGCCGACAGACCAGCGAATTTTTCGGGCACCTTCTGCATGAGGAATAACATCTCCAGCTGTCGGGTTATTGGCAATGTAGGCGATAAACTCAAGGCGCTCATCTTCAGACCAGATTTTATCTGCCTGTTTTTTAAATGTTTCGGTTTCAATGACTGTTTTCATAGTTAAAAGTATACGGGTATCCCGTAGTTTGTCAAATAAGGAGAATATCGGTAATTGACAATGTGCCCTGTTTGGAGCTAATCTAAAAAGGCATCTGCAAAATCAGATGTCGGGATTAGAACTCCGAAATATAACAGGCGCATAGTCGCCAGCTTTTTTAGTTGGCTTTTTTATGTGTAATGCACAGCTACAACCATTTTATGGTGGGCTGGGCGAGGGGAGCTTTGCTCCGCCGTTCCTGTTATCGGTAGTTCTAACCTTGCTCAGTTCGCCACCAGTTAATTAGAACTGACTCGTGGTGATTAATAAAATCATTAACAGGAGTCAATTATGACTAATCAACTTACATTCCACGGTACAACCCTTACCACAATTTCTCAAGACAACCAAACTTGGTTAACTTCACGTGATTTAGCAAAAGCATTAGGCTATGCAAAATTAGACGGTGTAAGTCGCGTTTATGATCGTCACGCCGATGAATTTACGGCTTGCATGGCCTTGACCGTCAAATTGACGGCCAAGGGTTTTGGTAATGGAAGCTCATTAAAAATGACGCGTATTTTCTCACTGCGTGGTTGCCACTTAATCGCTATGTTTTCAAAAACTAAAGAGGCGAAAGATTTCCGCCAGTGGGTACTGAATATCTTAGATAAAGAGGTTCAGCCCGAAGTGATCAGCGAACAGCCACAACCCGAAGCTATCGAACAGAGCAAACACGGTTTTAGCCGTATGATCTCAATTTACCGTAACGGCATGTTAGTAGACAGCTACCCACTAAAATTCACCGATGGCATTGTTAACTTTGAAAAACCAGAAATACTAAAAGAGATGATCCGCGACACCTTCCCCGAATACACCCTGGTTAAAAAAGCCGAAATATTAAAAGCATTAAATTTTAAATGAAAATTTGCATATACACACTTGTGTGTATATAATTAATCTATTGTTAAAGAGGGGACAAAATGCGGTCATCAGACTTAATAAAGCTTCTTAAAAAACATGGTTGTGAATTTGTTAGGCATGGTAAAGGTGATCATCAAATATGGTACTCACCGATAACAGAGAAAAAATTCCCTGTTCCACACCCTAAAAGAGAAACACCCATAGGCACTTTTAAGAGCATCAAGAAAGCAGCAGGGATTTAATCCCTGCTTTTTGAACAACGGGAGAGTTATTATGTTATTTATGGTTGGGATTGAAACCCCTGAAAGCGACAAATATGCTTACGGCATGGTTGTGCCTGTCTTTGATAAAGTGGGTTATGGCTGCTTTGCTGCCGCCGATAAAGAAGCTGATGTATTAACACAAGCAAAATTGGCGATTTTAGATATGGCCGAGGAAGCTTTTAAAGATGGTCATCTGTTATCTGTGCTTGATGTTGGTTATAAAGATTACTCAAAAGAGTATGAAGACTTTGATAAGTGGGTGGCTATTGATGTGCCAGTTGAAACAATCCGCGCAAAACAGAAGCGCATTAATATCACCATGTCAGAGTTTCAACTAAGCCGAGTGGATGCGTTCGTTAGTAGTCACGCAGATTTCTCAGACAGGTCTGACTTTTTAGCGCAAGCATCAGAAAAGATGATGCAAGTCGGATAAAACAGATAACAGCACCGAAAAAGCCCGCGATATTGTGGGCTTTTTATTACAACAACGAAAGCTGAGACTTAAGCGCCTGCTGTTGACTGGGGGCTAACGTCTTTAACAACTCAAAAGCCAACTGTGTTGATGTTTTAGCGGACGGGCTGAGCGAATGGCTGAACCCTAAACTGGTTACAAAAGTATGCCCACACGTTGGATCATTACAACTGCAATACAATTCCGAATAATCGGCTGATATTCTGTTTGTTTTTTGAATGGTGCTCTTCGCACCGCACTCCCTGCACAATCATACGCTTCTTGCTGTGTTTGTGTACAGTGTTAAAGCGTTGATATTGCTCACTGATTTGCCTGCCTGTTCTCAGCACAGAAACTAAATGCCAGCACACGTAAAGGAGAGACTACCCCACGGAAAACGCACACCTCTCACACACCTGCGGGTTTTGGGAACTGTTTTTTCTTCAGTTTTGTTTTTATGAAATTCTATGGGGGTAGGTGGTGCTGAGTTATGCGCTAGAGCCCTTACTCTGGCGCTTTATTGGATCTAATAAAGATCGCTTAGATCGCTTTTATGGGCGTTTTAAAATTTCAACAATTGAAATTTTTTTTCAGCTTTCTGCAATTCTGCAACGCTTGAAAATCAAAGGTTTGGCTGTAACTTGTTGAAAAATATAAAGGCTGAAATTTTCCGTGGTTGTTTCTTTTGATTTTGCATTGAAATTAAAGATCTAATTGGATCACGTTGAGGCCTTTAAATTCAAGGCATGAAGCGGTTTTCATGCCTAAAATAAAATTTCAATTTACTGCAGTGATTTTTTGCACTTTAATTGCTTAATTCATTGCTTAAATCAAACGTAAATTGTAGGTTTCTCGGTATTTCCGTGTCATTGTTGACAGCATCCATAATAATTTTACAGGCGGGAATGACTTCATTAACGTTATAAACGAAATTAAATTTAATCGGGTCGCCACGTGTGCCACCACTTGGAATAATTGCCGCTAATTCAGCTGGGAAACGATGACCGGTTAATACTTCCTGTGCGGTGATGTTTTTAATCTTCTCAAACTCATCTTTAGTGGCGATATCACCAACAGGAATTAACTGAATCCCTTTTTCTTTACCATTGGGAATATTTACAAACATTGAACGGAAGTTACCCACGCCTTTGCTTGATGCCATCTTCTCTTTTAAATCTTCTTCATCTTCTTTGCTTAAATTGGGATCCGTTGCATAAAAGATGAAACCCATGTGCAGGCCGTTTTTGTAATATCTGCGTCTGAATGTGGTGGCATCATTGGAAAGTAGAGCTGATTGCACACAGCCCAGATAATCAGGCGCACCATAAACCTGTTGAATGGGATCATACTGAGAGATAAAAATAATATCGTCGGCTTTATATTTACGCTTTTTATAGTCACGCTCAAGCAACCAGAAATCCCCTTTTTTGTTCTTACGAACATAAGCAGATGGAAGTGGATGCAGGCGAACGACTCGACCAAAATGATCTCGTATTTTCAAAACTGCTACATCACCAAACTCTAAAAAGTTGTGCACCAGTGCTTGAACCTGCTGTTTACCCATGCCACCTGTTAAATATCGCCCAGCAATCATATTGCGTCGTGCCATTAAAATCGCACCATGATAAGCATTGGCTCGGGTTAACTTATTAAGCCCGATTCTATCGAGTGGTAGCTCCCAGTAGTCATCAGAATCATTATAAAAAAGTTCGTTATATTCATAATTATTAAAATCATTAAATGGCTCAGCCTCGCCAAAGCTAAACATTAGACTTTCATTTGCTGGCTCAACCTGTTTTTTTATAAACTTCTTTTTCTTTGTCATGCTGCTGTTTTCCATGTTGATTTTCGTTTATTGGAGTGATCCAAAGGTTCATTAATTAAGGCGTGAGAGATAGCCCAGAACACATCTGCGTGCCCCACTAATTCACTGCGGTCAGCTTTAAATCTCATATTGCCCCCGCCATTGGTCGAACTGCGTTTTATTGCCATAAATGCGCTGGCAATATCTTTCTGCTCTGCATCAAAATGCAGTCGTTTGGATTCGACTACATCAATCATCTTCATCACTAATCTGTTTTTACTTTCATTGCTGTAATGAATAGCCACGGCTTCACGTGGATATTCAGAGCTTAATAGATCCCAAACGCCTGCACCTATGCCAGTTGTATCAACGCCTAAATAGGTGACGTTATAACGCTCAAACACCTTTTTAATCTCATTGGCTTGATACTGAAAATTTAACCCTTTCCAGTAATGCTTTTCTAACACACGGAACGGCTCACCTGCTTTTATTGGCGGGGCGATCACAACCAGACAGGCATTATCTCGCGTTCGGGAAGGGTCATAACCCAGCCACACCTCACGGCGTAAAAATGGGAATGGAGTTTTCGGTTTAAAATCTTGCCAGATGGCAGGGTCAACCATAAGCTTTTCAACATCGGTAAACTTAAATACTGATTTAGCATCATCCACAAACTCACATTTATATAAGTTTCTGAATGCGTCTGGGCTGAACTCCTCTTCAAGTTCATCAGGGTCAATGAGATCACACCCCATCTTCACCGCATCATGCACATCAATCACATAACGCCACTGCTTATCAGGACAAACACGGCCGCCATCTTTTAGTTTTTCAAAATTAGGGAATACAACATTTTTACGCGATGATTTAGATCCTCGCCACATATCCCCCGTCCAGAACGGGTAAGCAGGGTGGTTTTTACTTGATGGTGTAGAAAAATAGGTTTTACGAAAACGCTTTTGAGTTGCACAGGCAGAAACAACATCACTTACTTTTTTAAAATCACGGATCCAAAAGTACTCATCAACATAAACATTACCAGCCCGAGATTGTGCTGAATTTGCTGAAGTGGCCAGAAAGTGCATTTCTGCCCCGTTCGGCAGTTTTATCGGATTACCTTTTAAGGTAACGCCTAAAAATTCATGTGCAATTTTAATAATGTAACTACGGAAAACTTCAGCTTGTGATTTAGTTGCAGAGATAAATATCTGATTTTCACCTGTTAATACCGCATCTTCAAATGCTTCACCGGCACAACCATAAGTAAACCCAATTTGACGCGATTTTAAAACATTACGTGTGCGGGGCATTTGCGGATCATTTTTGATATTACGCATCAGCTTTTGATAGTCGTATAAGCTATCAATCCACAGCTCAAAGTCTTCTGCGGTTAATTCATCAACTGTTTTGTTTTTCTCTTTTTTGCTTTTTTTATTATTCTTCTTTTTGCCGACTGGGTGAGTTGTTTTTGTTTCGCTGTGATCACTGTTTTTTTGCTTATCCTGCGCACGTAGTTTTTTTAGTTTTACATGATGCGTCATTAACCTGTCTAGCATATCCAACTGAGCTTTAGAGGGCTCTGTCATCTCTAAAATAGCCTGAATACGTGAAGATATCGCTTCATCAACCGTAAACTCACGCAGCATATCGCGCCAGCCGTGTTTATCCGCCCAGTAATAAACAATGCGCTCATTGCTCAGCCCAAGTTCAAGAGCAATGCATTTAGGTGTCCATGCCTTTAAATATAAAGCCCGCGCCGCTTGTTTTATCTCTGGGGTATATGCCATTTATCACTCATCAATTAATTAACTGGTCACATCATACCCCCCGAAAATCGGCATTTTACAAAGTGAAATTCCGATAAATTCCGATAATGCAGAAATCGGAATTGTTCGGAAATCAACTGGCTGAATCGTGAAAATTAAAAGCGTATTGTGTGATTTATTGAATTGACTGACATTAATTTAAAAGAGAAAAAAACAGTAATGGCAAAAATAAGTGATTGGAAAATCGTAGCAACCGAAGGTGCAACCGTAGACGGTCGTGCAATTAGTCCCGGGTGGATTAAAGAGATGGCTGACTCCTATTCACAAGATGAATACACAGCACTTATTTGGCCTGAGCATAACCGTTCTAACTGGGGAAAGTATGAAGGTAACAACTGGGGTGTTATTGAACAGTTAAAAGCTGAAAAACGAGGCGGGAAATTACGCCTGCTTGCAAAAATGACCCCGAATGATCACCTGTTATCTGCAAATGCAAAATCACAAAAACTATTTACCTCTATTGAGCCAAACCCAGATTATAAAGGGAAAGGTACATGTTACTTAATGGGTTGCGCAGTTACCGATTCGCCTGCTTCATCAGGAACAACCCGTCTTAAATTCTCAAAATCCAGCGATGAAGAGATAAACATTGAATACAGCCAGCTTGAAGAGATTGAGTTCTCAGAGTGTCAAGATTCAAATTTAATCAGCAACGCCATTAATACCCTTGCAAAATTTTTCCAGTCTGGTGGCCAACTGCCAGAAGCAGGAACCAACCAACAGGAAGAAGAACCTATGAACAAAGAGCAGTTTGAAAAAATTGATAGCACATTGTCCTCGATTGTTGATCAACAAGAAAAACAGCAAACACAGCTGAATGAATTTTCAACGCAGTTAACCAAGTTTTCAGAGCAGGAAAAGCCTGAAGAGAAGCCTGCGGATGAGAAAGAAGAGAAGCCTGCGGATGATAAACAATTCAGCACATTATCTTCACAGCTTGAAAAAATTCTAAGCAAACAAGAAACGCTTGGAACGCAGTTCAATGAACTGAAAAAAGAGGTGCCTGGTCAAGAGAACCAAGGTGAAGGCAATAACAACACAGTGGAGACATTTTAATGTTAAATGCACTATCAACAAAATACTTAAAACAATATTGTGATGCAGTTGCCAAAGCATCAAGCATTGAAAGTACACGCAACCAATTTGCTATTGCGCCGCCAATTGAGACAAAACTGCGTCAAGCAATTGTTCATTCTATCGCATTCTTAGGCATGGTATCGGTCATTTCAGTTGACCAGATTAAAGGACAAGTGGTTGATATCGGTGTTGATAGCCTATTAACGGGTCGTGTTGATGGCGGTCGTTTCCGTGGTGAGTTAGGCATGAAAGGCAATACCTATGAACTGACTAAAACAGATTCATGTGGTGTAATTCCTTGGGAGTTAATGACTCAATGGGCGAATGCAGGCTCATCAGGTGAATTTATCAAAATGATGAATAGCGCCATCACTCGAGCGTTTGCATTAGACATTTTACGCGTTGGCTTTCATGGTGTATCAATTGCAAATCCAACGGTTCCAGCCGTAAACCCGTTAGGCCAAGATGTTAACAAAGGCTGGCTAAAAATTGTTGAAGAGAAAGCGCCTGCACAAGTGCTTGCAACGGCAACCCTTGATCCAACAGGTCAAGTTGCAGACTCTTACAAAAACCTAGATTCAATGGTTAACGACCTACTGAAAACTACCATTCATGAAGTGCATCAACAGCACCCTGATATTGTTGTTTTAGTTGGCAGTGATTTAGTAGCAGCAGAGCAACATCGTCTGCTTGAACTTGCCGACTCACCAACTGAGCATAAAGCAGCGCAGTCACTGGCTAAAACCATCGCGGGCAAAGTTGCCTACACTCCGCCGTATTTTCCTTCTGACCAAATTTGGTTAACAACAATTAAAAACTTGCAAGTGTTACAGCAAAAAGGCACGCAGTGGCGTAAAGCACGTAATGAAGAAGATCGTACCCAGTTTGAAAATTCATGGTTACGCATGGAAGGTTATGCAATTGGTGACTTTGATAAATTCGCCGCTATTAAAGCCGTAACAATCGCGTAAACGGAGTAAGTCATGGCAAGTCCACTAAGAAAACAACGTGATGCGCTGCTGAAAAAACAGCAGGG